TTGGTAAAATCATTAGTGACATCCATAATCACATCATTTGCTGTCGCTCGTCCATCTGTAAATCCCATACCTAAAATATTATAAATAGGACCCCTAAAATCACGACCTCCTAAAGTTCTAGCGAGGTATTCTGGTTTAACACTTTGAGTTGTGAGTGCTCCTCCGAAAAATCTAGTCAACGCATTCCAAGGCTTTGCGGCTATTCCTAATTTATCTTTAGGTATCATCTGCTCATTGACTGGTCCTCTGTCCAATACTTTAATTTGATTTTCTAGGTCTTCGACGGTAACAGTCTTGCTCCCCACCGTCCCTGCAACTCTATTAGCACTTAACGTGGCGATATTTAAAATAGAATCGAATAGAACATCTTTATTCTGCATTATTAGTTTAACCTGTGCATTAGTTGATATAGTTTTGTCGCCAGTCTTTGGAAAAGTCTTTTTCATTAGACTACTAATAGACTGCAAACTATCTACTAGATGAGGAGAGATTACATTATCGATGACATCTGGTCTGTAATGCCTCTTAAGTTTATTGACGAGTGCTTTTTGGTATTCTACAAGTCTCTCGAACTTGTTTAAGTTGACACTCCTAGGACCAATCTCACTAGTTATTCTTTCATCTAATTCTTCTGGGGACTCGTCCGTGACATCTGCTAGTTTTTCTCCAACCTCTATCAATCTTTCATTGGCCAACAACCCCTGTTGAGCAGTATATACTCTGTCTACAACGTCTGCCATAGTCATATTAGGTATGTTGCGTATTTGAACAGGGTCTTTGTGCCCAAGGTTTCTATTATTTATAGCATTGAATAAATCATTAAATCCAAGACGAGGCAAGTCCTTAACTTTAGTTTCAGTTGTTACAGATTCTGACTGTAAGGCGTCATTCATCTTTTCTATGATATCAACGTTACGTCTTGAAGTTCGCTCACTTCGTCTATTATTAAGGAGGTTATCAGCATCTTCAATAGTATCTCTAATAGATTCCATATTCTCTTGCGTAATACTTTCTCTATTTAATACTCCTTCTGTGCTTTGTATATTGGTATCCAATTGTTCACCAGTATTATTTCTAATACTCAATTCAGAACCTTTCTCTAGGCTCTTGTCCAATTTATTAATCTTGCTCTCCAGAGTTTCTTCTGGTTCAGTAACTACTGGTTCCTCTTTTTCGACTACATCTTCTACCTCTGGTTCCTCTATAACGTCATCAAGCGTTAGTGGGAAATCTACTGTTGGTTCTGGAGCAGTCGCCTTATCTAATAATGCTTGATAATCATCGATGAATGTCCTTACGAACTCTACATTTTTAGGACCTGATATTAAATTTTCTGTCAAGTCGTCAATCTCTTTTTGAACAGATAGAGGTACTAATCCCCTAGTGTTCTCTACGGAAGATACTATATCTTGCATTGAGTTTTCTAGTAATCCCTCATTTACCTTTTCTTGAGCAGAGTTAGCAACGTCTTGAAGGTTAGCATTTAGAATCGCATCATCTTTTTGTTCTTCCGTCATATCAGTGTTGGTAAACGTAGAGTTATACCTATCTAATATACTTTGAACTAATCCTACAAACGGGTCTCCTTCCGAACTGGTCTCTTCTTTAATCTGTTGAAAGACTTCTTTAACTGTCTCGTCTGATACCGGTTCCCCACCTTCTCCCAACATAACTCTGATGGAATCTTTTAGTGTTGATGTATAGTTTATTGCTGGAGTTTGGTCTACCAATTGTTTGATATTAGACAACGCCTGATTATCTCTCGTCAAAGTATCTATTACTTCTGTTTTATTTCCTTGAACATCATCTTTCTTAATATCATCGATAACTAAATCTGTTCTATCTATTAACTGAGGAATCGTTTCTTCGTTTAAGAAATCTTTATTAATTGGACCTTCTGGTAAATCGACATTTATATTTTCGCGAGCAGTATCAAGATTACTCTTAGCAAGTTCTATAGTCCCTACTGGAGAGACCTCTTCTTCTACAACTTCTTCCGTAACTGCTTCTTCTGTGGTCTCTAGTACTGCTTCTTCTATGACCTCTGGTGCGGCTGGTGCTTCCTGTTTTTCTTTAACGTATTCTTGGATAGTTACGCCTTTATCTTTTGCCTTTTGTTCTAAGTCCTCAACGCCTTCATTAGTCATACCAGTAACTACAGTTCTTATACTATTATCTTCTTTATTATATTTGCTATTTACTTTGAACCCGCTTTCTTCCCAACCTTCTTTAATTAATTGTTGTGCTTTGTCAATATCCTCTGTAGTTGTTTCCTCATTAAGTCTGGTTGTGTAAGAGGGTTTCTTAGGAACTATCCCTCCCATTCCTCCTGCTGACGCGAAGATTAATCCTGGAACACTTACTGCTGCTAATTCTACTAATACATCATCAAGTGAATGAGGTATAGAACCTTCTAATGTTCTGCCAATGAATCCCTTATTAGAGTCTGTGAATCCTGCGGCAGCGGTAATAGCACCACCGATTCTTTCTTCTACAGACTCTTCGAATATGTTATTTATCCCCGCTTTACGTAATGCATTTGCGAATGCCTTTCCTGTTCCATTAGGATTTTTTAGTTTCCATTTGAAAAAGAACTTATCCATTTTCCCAACTAGTTTACTTAGACCCGGTGTTATCGCTACCGTTTTTCCTAGAGCACCTTTGATAGCGGCGGATGGGAGAGCGAGTGCCGCTTGCCCTGTTCTTTCACTGAACATATCGATAGCAGTAACGAAGAAACCTTCTACTACTTTAGGGTCACCTATAGTTACTTCTCCTTTTTCGTCTACAGTTGTCGCAGCATCTAGAGCATTTACCGCCACTCGCAAAGGGTTGAATACTGTTTGAGTTAATGCTCCAACAGCAGTTCCAGGTGCTTGAATACCAAGTTGCTTAGTGAATGCTTTTACACCTGCTCTCTTGCCTTTTGCTTCAAGACCTTCAAGGAGTGCCGTTTTAGCAGACTTCTCAAATATCTCTTCTTGAATCTCTTTACGAAGTAGTTTCTTGCCACCTTTTCTTATCAACTTGTTTGTTAAACCCTTACCTACCGCCGCTCCACCACCTGTCGCTACAAACTCTATAACATATGGGATTGCGTTTTTTATCGCGAAGATTGCTTTACCACCAGTGGTTCTATTCGCTTCTCTCGCTACATTAGAAGTGTAATCTTTTTTGTAATTAACATGTTTAAGATGCTCATCTCTAGCATTAAGGTAGTCGTTTATATTAGAGTAGTCTTCTCTTTCTGGTTTCTTATATTTACTTAGAAAGTTTTGTGCTTTAATAAAATCTGTGTCTTCTACCACCTCGATTGCACTGCTAAAATATGGCATCCAATCTGTAAGAGATTCTTTTCTAAGCGTTTCCCCTTTATAATCCAATGGTATTCCAGACTTTCTTACTCTCTCCGCCTCTGCCTTGGCGTAATGTTTATCTTGTTCTGATATAATCTCATCTGCCTTAGCGTTAGATACAGGTTTGAATCCTGCCGCTCTTCGTTTTGCTTTAAACCCACCAATATCGGGGATTCCACCCATAAAGAAACCAGAACCTGTCATAGGCGTAGTAGTTCTTTCTTTTTTTATTTTCGCTGGGTTGTAAATCTCTTTAGGTTGTTGAGACTCTTCTGTCGATGTGGGAAAAACAGATGTAGGTAAAATACCAGTTTCTTCTGGAGGTCTAGGTGGTCCTTGAGGTTTTCTATTCGCATTCTGTGCAAAGACATCTGCGAAAGTCCCCTCTACAATTTTAAGTTTGCCGATATCTCCAGGTAATGGTTGTTTATCAGGAGTAGTCTCTTTAAACATGCCTTCGTCGGTATTATTTTTATCCACACGGTATAAGTCATTGGCGTCACCAAGTATATTCTCAAACAATCCTATCTGTACTTCCATCTTCTTTTTCTTCTTATCCTTAACGCCCGCGAAGATTCCCTCTTCAACTTTCGCCTTAGTTTTCTCTGGTTCAGGTAATCTGTTAACAGTAGTTCTTTTTCTGAATATATTGTCAAATATTCCCATTGGTTAATCCTTACTGTATAAACTTATCTATACTTGTTACTATGTCTTTGCTTTCAGATAGGAACTTGAGAGCGTCTCTGTACTGCCCCTTATCTTTTATTTTTTCCAAAGCATTAAGAGTTGCTAAATATTTAGATTTATAAAGACTAGTATCTCCTGCTTGGAGTAATTTATGGAAAATGTTATCTAAATCGTCTGGAGAACCTCCCCACTTGCTGGTCAAAACGTTCTCTCTTAACTGTCCGTCTTTATCAAACTGTGGTTGAGGGTCATCTATTAACCCTTCCATAAAGTCCAACTCGTCAAATGTTAGAACCCCTTCACCTTCTTTGTCTCTTAAGTTTTCTTTCAACGCTAAGAGTCTGCTAGAACTAGCATCCTTCATAGTTTTGACAAGGATTAACCTCATTAAGTCCATTGCCACTTTGTCTTTTTGTAGATTTTCTAATTCCCCCTTATCTGTAAAACCGCTTTGTGCCTCTCTCTGTTTTACAAACTCATCTACTATAGTTTTAGATGGCTCGAAAACATCATCTTTTAAAGTGTCAAAATCCTGACCACCAACTAGTGTTTCGTGTAACGTATCAATATCTTTTTGATTACCAGACATATGTGTAGCGGCGTATTGTCCTAATAGTCTATTTAACTGAGGACCAGACATGCCAAGTGCTTTGCCATGTTTGTATACTTTATTATAAACTTCTACTGCATTCGCATCCAATGCGTCCAATGCCTCTATTCCAGTTCCCTTTTTACTTCTATCAGTTATTGAAACAGGTTTTCCTAGTATATCACTTAAGACAGAATTAGTAACTCCTACAAAATCATCTAATACTCCCCCCTGTGCAGAAGGGGATAACTTCTTATGCTCTCCTCCTAATAGGTTAGAGAACGTAGATTTAGTAAGTCCTTGTTCCAGAGGTGTAAGTCCAGTAGGTGGAGCGGTAGTGCTTAACCCTCCGAACAGTGCACCTAATACTCCAGATGGTTGTCTGTCGAGGTTGCTCTTTCTTACTCTGTCTTGAATCTCTTGATTGAGTTCAAGTTTAGTTTTAGGAGTACCGTCTGTCATCCTTGGTTTTATATCTGATATAATTCTAGCGACATGTCTATCTTGATTTTTAGTCCTTTCTTTCTCTACTGTATTGAATAGATTCTGTATAGATAGGTTCATCTGTGCAATCTGATTAGGGTCGAAAGGTGTTTTTTGTGGTAATACTCGAAGTGGGGGCATTTTATGCTCTCCTTATTTTGTTATGTTAATTTTTGGTATTAAGGCGTTGGTGTCGTTGCTGGTTTTCCGAATAAGAAACTGCCTATTCCTGATGCTAACCCCTTACCTGCGGTCTGTGCTCCACCTCCAAAGAGTCCTCCTGCTTGACTAAACATATCTAGTCCTCCTCCTGCTCCTAACATTCCTGCTCCTGCTGCACCTAATCCACCAAGTCCTGATGCTATACCAGCGACTCCTGCTATATCTTGGAATAATGAACTACCCTGTTGTCCTGGGATGAAGTTCATTCTTTGTTGACTTAAAAGGTCTGATGCTATAGGATTCTGATATTGGAATGGGGCGAGTTCTTGTGCTTGTCTCTGAGCAAATTGAGCATTCAATATCTGCTGCTCTATAGAGCGAGGAACCTGTCCTGCTCCGAGCAACGTCTGAGCAATAGCACCTGGAGCATTAAACCCAGCACCTATCGCTTGGAATTGTCTGCCTCTCTCTTGCTCGAATAGTCCACCTAATGTCTGAAGGGTATTCTCATCGAACCTAGCACCTACTTCTCCCGCTTGCCTTAGAGCGACGCTGGATGGGGCACCAGTCAATTGTTGAGACCTACGGAGAGTATCGGAGATACCTTCTTGTTTTAGTCTCTCAGACTCGGCACGTAAGCCCTGGAAGAACGGCGATGTTCTAGGGTCAAATCCTCCTGACAATGTTTGTTGTAAAACATCGGCAGATGATTGTGCCAAAGCAGCACTATCTATGTTCGCAAGACCTCCTGCCTGTGTTAATCCCTGTTGTTCAAGTCCTGATAAACCAGCAACTTGTTGAGTTGGAATGTTAATATCTCTCTCAACTAGACTTTGCTGCAACTCGTCTGCTGCTTTCTGACTCTTCGTAAGAGGAGTTTCTATAAACTTATCTGGTGTGCTTTTCTTAAAAAGTCCCATTATAACTGTCCTTTTTTGTATTTAATTGCATATTTGTAAATATGAGAAATGATTGCTCTACATAGTATAGATACAATACTCATATTTTATTCTGATGGATTTACTAAATCACCGACTGTGACCGTCCATCTACTCTTATTTCTGTTGTAAATACGATATAGCACTTGCTAATATATCTATATCATCTTGAAATCTACCTAGTCCATTATTACAGTTATTGCAAAGTAGTCCTCTTGCTCTGCCTGTACTATGGTCATGGTCAACTGCTAAATTATACTTAAACTCAGACATATGTCTACCGCATATACAGCAACAGTTGTTTTGACTACTGAGCATAGTATTATACTTCTCAACAGTCATGTCTTTTATTCCTCTCCATTTCCAATTTGATTCTCTATTCTTTCTTTGCCCATCTATGGTATGTAACCTATCCGTTTTCTTTTGTCTGTTTTCTGGGTTAGAATGGTATTTTTCTCTCGTAGATGACCACTTTCCAGAAGACTCTTGCTCTTTTCTTCTAGCAACCACATCTTGTCTACTGCAATATACTTTGGAAGTCTTCTTGATATTCAACTTCCCACATTCTTTTGAGCACGTTTTAGAATTCCCCTTAGCGGTAAAGTCCTTATTACAGATTATACATTTTTTATGTTTTATATTCATTCTATGAGGTCACCTACCGTGACAGTGCCGTCTGGGTTGATAATATACTCGCATGGAGGTACAAGTACCTCGTAATCAGGGTTAATGAACAGTAATAAATCTTGTAATTTCTCAGAAACTATAAATAAATCCTCTGCTCCTGTCCCATAATCAGTAAATAAGTCCTGGGACGTTACACCGTTGCACCAAATACTCTTGAACATCTTTTTGTGCTCTTTATTATTTTTGCGGTATAATTTGTTTATTTTCGCTGTGATATCTTCTCTTACCGCGAAAACTTTTTCTGCTTGCGATATTTCTTGTTGGTCTAATATTCCCATTGTTTTATCCTTGTTAAGTTGTTATGGTGTGACCCAAGTTAATATGCCACTACCGTTAGTTTGTAACACTTGTCCATTTGTTCCATCAGTAGCAGGTAAAGTATATGCTCCTACCGTTAATGTCCCTGTTGTAGTTAACGCTCCATTGACAGTCACTTGTGGTGTTGAGAAATCTCCGTAGACTAGAGGAGTTGCTGTTTCTGAATTAGCAATATATAATTTATTAGACGAATTCTCATCTCTTCCTGCCTTCCTGCCGATAAAGACACAACCTACTTTACTATGTCCTGTTGTACCTTTTCCTGCTTGCCATCCAACTGCAACATTATTAGAACTATTCGTTTGGCAATAGTACAATGCTTCACCTCCGATGGCAACAGAAGTATCACTGTTGGTTGTCAAAGAATATAATGCTCTATGTCCTATAGCAGTGCAGAAATTAGAGTTAGAACTTTTAAGTGCCTCAAACCCTACCGCCGTGCTACCAGTTTTATCAGTATTTAAGTTAAGTGAATTAACTCCAATAGCAGTATTCTGAGTTCCATCTAGATTAGATTGTAAAGAAGAACCTCCTATTGCCATATTAGAATTACCTGAAGTATTAGACTCTAAAGCATCTTGCCCTATTGCTACATTCACAGTTCCAGTTGTAATGTCCATTAGAGTATCTCCACCAACAGCGATGTTTGTTGCACCTCCGATACTAGAAAGCAATCTCAATGCAGTCAGTTCACCATCAACTTCTGTATCTCCACCAATTTCTGTATCTCCCAAAACAGTTAAGTCTCTATCTACATCAACATCTCCTGTTGCGATTATATCTCCATTTGCTCCTAACCACACTCCGTTGTTTTCAATAATCCCTATCTGTAGCGAATTCGCTGTGTCATTGAGTCCAGGACCGAATTGAAAACTATTGTTACCAGACGCTCTGATTTCTCCAGTATCAGCATATCCAATTGCCATCGAACCTTTCCCGGATGCTAAAATATCATAATCCCCATCAACTTCACCTGACGCATATGAGCCCACGCCGTCGGCGAAAATGCCGTGTCCGCTTGACGATGCCTTGCCCTGAGCATGAGCCCCCTCAGCGGAAGCCCGGATGGTAGACCCAACAGTAGCAGAACCGTTAGAAATGGCACCTATCCCATCTGTTTCGATTGTACTAAAAGCGGCAGAAAAACCTAGGACGAGACCACCTGCTTTAGCAGAAGTCATACTTCCATTAGCACCTATCTCTCCACAAATTATACCTGTATCTGTTATAGTAGCAAGAGCAGCACCTTCTACAGCAAAGAGTTTTTCTGTAATTATAGTATCATCTACTGCTAGGGTTCCTGTTATATCTATATCATCTGTTATAGTCTGTCCACCTCTACCTGCTAATAATAGGTATTGAATATGGTCATCATCTGCTAATCCTGATAAGTTTCCGTGGTCAGTAGGAGCGGCACCTGCTGTAGGAGATTTACTACCCCTCCAATCGATATAATCTTCACCTTCATCAGTAGAACGAACTCTTGCCGAAACTCCATTATCATATAAATTAGATGTTTGATAAATAATTGTAGCGATTTCGACTAATTCTGGTCCAGGGTAGTTAGTAACGATAGTTGATATCTCTGTATTCGCACCGGTTCTCGCTTGTCCAATTGTCCCATAGGACGCTTGTCCCATAAATGCTATGACCGGGTCTTGAGGAGAATTGGTTCCAAAAATGTGACAAAGAGCAAAATCATTATTTGATACTTCTGATATCTGCCACGCTCCACCAGTAAACTCATTAAATGCTAGACGGGTATTTGTTGTCCCATCTAAACTCGTAACTGAAAAAGCGGTTTCTGTCAATCTTCTTAAATTAGCGTTAGCACCATCGAGATAAAAAATAGGCAGTCCAGTTGTTGAGGTTGTCCCAAAAGAAATATTAATTAAATCTTCATCAACTGTTATGCCTCCTGTTGTCGAGAATTGTGCCGCAGAGTCATCGTCTCCGCTACCATCAACGTTCATATCTCCTAACGCCAACCCGCTATCCCAGACCATTCCATTCTCCCTATGAAGATATGCATGCGTCGAACCGCTCATGTCGTATCCGTGACGCTCATCTCCTATAATAACTGCTCCTCCATCACCTACACTTGGGTCTTCCGACTCTCGCCAATAGATAATAGAGACCAATACCTTTGTTCTAATAAGCGTTATAATCGTTCCAGTATCAGGGTTCTTGACATAAGTAAGAACTCCCTCGTCAAAGTAGATATAATATGTACCTTCTTCATCTAGGATTTCTATATTTTGTGCAGAGTCGAATATGTATTTAATTCCTAACTGCCAAATATAAAAGGTATCATAACCTCCTCCAGTATTAGGAGCGATAGTTAGTGTTCTGTCTATGTCTGTAAAAGAGATATCCGATTGTTTAACTGCCGCATTTTGTTCTGGAAAACCAGTAGCATTTTTAATATCATCTGGGTCAAAGATTTGTAAATATTTTACGAATAATACTCCATCATCTGGGTCGGATACAACTACTTCGCAGAGAGGAATTGGCCAATCTCCTTGAATCGGTCTGGTAGAGGTTAATCCTCCGTCTACAGTTGGACTAACATATAGAGTTTCACCTACACTCCAAGAAGAGGTATCTAATCCCCTTACCTCACCATAAGTTGTAACAAATCCTACTTCTCCATCTGGTATGAGTTGAGTTGTTATTCCTACCGTTTTTTCTACTATTTGTGGGTCTCTTGAATTAACTGGAGCGATACACACTACCCCTCCACTTTTACAAAGATAGACAACTGTTCCATCTGGGATATCCGAACCAGTATTGTTCCATGATAATCTTCTTGGCAACCACATTTCATAAGGTACTTGAGCGACTGGTCCTCGCCCACTTGATATCTCTAATGCTAACTCATTTGTATTCCAAGCAAGAGTTCCTTCCTCTTCTCCTGACGAAGGGTCTTCTGCCACGTGGTTTAAATCGAATTGAATATGTCCGACGTTATTGACATTAAAATCATCCATATTTAGATTACCAGTCATCGGTCTAGTCCCAGCGAGGTCGAGATATAATAGATGGTCATCTACTTGGTCAAGGTCTTCTAGGTTTGTATGACTATGTTTATGTAAGGGGTCGGCATTTGAACCATCTGTTAAAGTGTCAAAATCTGTTTTTTCCGCGGCAGTTAAATGCTGATAATCCCCTACATTCAATCCTTCTAAATCATTATGGTAAATTAAGTTTCCACCAGATAGTAAACCATCGGTGTCATTCTTGACATAACCCGCTGTAGTGAATGGGGAAATAGTTACACTTGCTCCAACTGTGAGGTCTGTCGCTACATCAAGTCCATCATACATATTAATAAAACCAGCAGAGTCAATTCTCATACGCTCTGTATTGTTCGTTCCGAATTGTAGATTCTTTGCCGATAATGTCCCGATTGTTAAATGACGCTTTGTTCCACCTGTATTAAATATGAAATCTGAATCTTCATTTGCAGTTCCGAATCGTGTCCCATTATTACTTACACCAGGTACTGAGAGTGCTATGTAATGTCCGGTAGTGTCACTAATAACAAACTTAAAATCTTGATTAGTACCAGTAGCGGAAGTATTTCTCATACTTATCCCAGTAACTCCAGTGTCGCTCTTAGTGAATGATGCTATAGGGTCTCCAGAGTGGACCCAAGATGTTAGACCACCTACATCAAGTTTCGCTGATGGGGTAATCGTTCCTATTCCGACATAGTCATTAGCACTATCTACAAATAATGTATCTGTATCTACAGTCAAATCACCAGTAATGGTAATGTCATCTGTAATTGTTTGACCTCCTCTACCCGCTGATAATAGATATTGAGCATGGACATCTCCTACAGCGAGATTGAGTAGAGCATTATGGTCTATCAGTGCTTCTATTTCGCCTATATTGACGTCAAAGGTTCTATTGGAGGAAATGTCTCCACCTCCATCTAAACCTGTTCCAGCGGTAAGTGTGACCCCTGTGTGGGCAACGTGCTCATCTGCTACGAAGTTAGTTAGAGAATCATGGTCTATATTAGGTTGACTGGCAGTCAGTACGGTTCCAGTAAGAGTATTTGCTGTAACTCCACCTGATGTGGTAAAATTACCAGTACCAGAAAAGTCATTAGCACCAAAAAGGTAATCCGCTTTATCGTTAAATGTATTCCAATCTAAAAAATCTAAATAACCATCAGTAGAATCAGTTGCTTGGGTCATACTTAAATTAATCCAGTCTCCTCCATCTGTATATGTAAATGGAGAAGAAACTCTTAGTACTCCGTCATTAGAATTAGCACCAAGGAAACCAGAAGTTGCTGTGCCGTCTACTGCTACTTTATTATTTGCTCCAGCAGGTCCAGCGGTGAGGTCGACTATAACAGTTCCTTCTGGGTTATGTGTTAATCCGGCATTCTCGAATTGCAGAGCGTATGTAAGTGGGACGGAGAAAGACCCGTCATCTTGAACAGATATATATGGAACTTCTTGCGTTCTTTCTTCTATGAATTGTTTTAACCAAGAAGTTATCTGTTTATTCCAACGGTCTTGTGACTGGTCTTTAACCTTAGGAACTGGTACCTGAAAAGTAGTTCTAGTTACGTTATTGAGTTTTTTCTTTGCCATTAGCGGTCCGACATCCTTTCAAAGTAAATGACCATACCAATTAGATTGAAACGGTCGTCGCTCTTTATTTTAAACCTAAACGATTTTGCTCTTAACGACATTGCCTTTGTAATTATATTAATATCCTTATCAGCGTCGTAAGCACTAAAAGAAGTTATACTATCGTATGTATTATTGTTATCTTTACTAATATCCAAATCAATAGTATCTCCTGAAGTAATTGGTTTGAAATAGAATCTTATCTTTGTAATTCGTTTAAAAGTATTTAACGCTTTCTTTGTATTTAAGTCCGTGCTTATAGTTACATAACTCTCATACGTATTCCCTAAGTCATCATAAGAATTAAAGAGTGTAGATAGATTACCGCTGTAATCTGATGTTAGTATTTTAGCGAAACCTTCTTGCCCTTGAACGTCATTCCAAGAACCAACTGCATTATTCCAAGTAATAGTGGGGTCAATAGTATCCCAGGTGTCCGTAAAAGTTTTGCGGAAAGTAGAAAAAGCACTTACTTCTATATCTAAGAAAGACCATACCCCTTCTTTTACGATAATAACTTTATTGTTCATAGTAGCACTAGAACCTTGAGGGATTGCCCATGCTAATCTATTGTCTTCTTTAATATATACGCCAGCAATTCTAGGGATAAGTTCATCTTTGATTTCCCTGATATCTCTCTCTATGACATTCGCTATATCCTCATTAGTTCTTACAACTTTAAATCTCTTATCCGTCCCGAAAAAATATAAATTGTTATTTTTATCGTTGATGATAGAGTCTGGTGCAATACATCCTATAGGAGTTGATATCCTATTAATCGTGAATAGGTCATCTGTTGTGGTGAAATACGTCTGCAATATACTATCAGATTTAAATATGATAAGATTATCTTTCTCTCTACCAAATGCTGTGATTCTATCTGGTCCTTCTGTTTGGAAAAAAGCGGAATCATTAGTCACAAAGTTAGCAGTATCTAGCAAATCAGAATTATAAAAAGTTGAAGGCATCTCCACTGCTGTTGACAGTACTACATTACCAAGTAGCAAATAGTTCTCATAGAATATACAGTGGTCTGCTATATCTATATAGTTTCCACCTCCATCTACAACTGCTAAAAGGATAGTTACATCTCCAGTGTCTTCAACCTTCATCGGTCTTCCTATTCCATTACAAGCGATTAACCCTTGTTGTTGGTCCGGAGAACCAGTGGTTCCGAAATTAACTTGCCCTTGGTCAACTGACCAGTGCTCGACATCTCCAGATAAAGTATAAGGTAATGTAAGTTTATTGAGTGATAAAGACGCAAGTTTCCATTGATATATATTATTTTTAGTGAAAATAAATAATTCTTCTGAACCATCTACCAGAAATAAAGATTTAATCTTCAATGCTTCTGTAGTCCCAAAGAATAACCAACCTGAAGTTGCGTCATAAGAAATGTTTTCGTTTGTAACGATTGTAGTGTTTCCACCACCTTCGTTGACTGTGTCGACGGTATAGTAACCATCGTTATAGTTTCCTCCAGTATTATTACCCATCAGATAAATTGTATCTGTAGAGACTATACCGGAGCCTGTGCCAGAGAATACGATAGTATCTGATGCTTCTGTAACTGAAACGATATCGTATGATAACTCTGGTATTTTTATTTGATTGTCATTGTTGTCCAAACCTTCTAATAATCTTAAAGGGGATGTTTGAACTTCTCCATCTTCGATAATAATATTAGAATTGTCTACCATCGCAGCCTCAGATAATTTAATATCTGGCTCAGAGGTAACTGCACCGGCAAGAGCGGCATCGAATATGTGATATTGATGACCCATATTAATCTCCCTTTACGTTTTGATTATATAATTTAATCCGATTACAGGTTGGATATTGTTATGTGCCGTTCCGTCAATACTTAAGTCGTTTCCATTGGCTGTATAAGAGTCAGTGTCCCAAGGGTCAGTTATATTAATTAAGTCACCATTTGAATCGAATGTCCTAGCGGCGGATGTAGCAGTTCCATCTAGTGCAACTGAACCACCACTCGATTCATACCATTGGTGACCATGTCCAGGCATCTCTGCAAAAGCAGTAGGATGTTTGTATTCTCCTTCTTCTCCACCAAGAGTGAATGTATCGCTGACTGCATTATCATCGGTCCCTGTTCCTACTCCTACAATTACTCTACCCTTTAAGTCTGGGATATTGAATGTGGTTGAACCATCTCCGACACCATAAGTTGTTCCTATGATATCAAACAAATCAGAATATGTAGTTCTCGAAACCGCTTGACCTTGACATAGTAAAAAACCATCTGGAGCAGAAGAACCTGCATAAGATGTTACACTACCTGTTGGGTTATACGGATTATATAAAGCACCATTTCTCGTTAACTGATGGACGTTATCATTCTCGTCTTTGTAAAATAATTCTGCTTGAGATGTATCTGAATCCAACTTAGTGTATAGGAGTCCAAAATCTTCTGTTACTCCAGTAGGAGCGGAAGGGTCTGAAATCTGTTCTAAAAATGTGCATTTATTGTGAGTACCAGAATCAGAAGAATTAATCTCTGTTCCAGTTAAAGATGCTTCGTGGTCAACGTCCCAAAGTTCCTGCATACCAAGTTTTGTTTCTCGCATTCTGTCATCACCCTGTGCAACTGATTCGTTCCCATCAGGTTCTGATGTGTCTATAGGATTAGCAAATGTACCCATGTTATGCTCCTTAATTCAATGTATTAATTATAGCAGCGAGATTAGTTAATCCGCTTGCAAACTTATCTTTTTTCTTTTTTAATTGTTTGAGAGTATTTAAATCTGAACTAATCTCGACTACCTGCCCTACATTAAAATCTTCTGTAGTATCAGTAATTGCTTTAAGGTCAGACTGGTCTATCTCTAAAATCAATTTATTATTGTTTCCAATTCCTATTACTTCTATCATAATATTATTCCTTATCTTCTAAATGGGACAAAGTAAGTAGGGGACATAGAATAACTCATAGCAGTTCTTAAGTCCTCATCATAACTTTGTTTCCATAGGTTGATTTGTTCTGTAAGTCCATACTTTCTCGCTACCTCAAATACACTACCTGATTCCAATACGTTTAAAAATCTATCATCGAACTCTATATCGTCAACATCATTTGGATGATATTTAAAATAATTAATTATTACCTTGTATTCTGTGGATGCTTGAGGGAGAAAATAAATTACCCTATTATCTATAGCGAACATAGTTGGCAATGATAATCCTGTCCTCACAGCAGCGTTAACGTAATCCTGAAAAGGTATTTGGACTAATGCTGGTGACATGTATCCGGTAACCGTGTTCTCTAACGTTATATTTTTTATCTTCTTAAAATAGTCTGGAACATCTATAGATATAATATCAGGGTCGATTAGGTCTGTATCTTTTATATCTGCCAAAAAATCTCCTCTTGCAGAAACTTTCTGTAGAACTCTTCTTATCTGAGAGTCTATGTTCCCCTCATCTTGTCTTTCCAAAGCATCCTTTACAGAGGTTAATAGTTGTGCTTTCAAAATTGCCATGTTTATATTTCCTTGCATAAAAAAAGATGAGCGAGTAAAATTACTCACCCACCTATTTTGGAGAATTAAAAAATGAATAAACTATTCATTTTAAATTAAAAGTCGGGTTTTTAAGGGTGAACCCTAACCTTTACTGTGTACTGCCATGTTACTAGTCTGGGTCAACTACTGTATCAAAGTTGATGCATCCATAGTCTTCAGTCAAGTCGTTTGAACCTGCACCTGTCTGCCAGTTAGTCGTATTCCAATAACTAAATTGAGGTTTTCCTACTCCATACATTGCCCATACTGCGACTGTATCGATAGTATTAACGTCTTCTTTGTCATAGGTCTTAGTAGGCATCTGTGCGAATGCAATCATAATACCACTTACACCCATAAACATACCTCTATCCATCTGAACTCCAGATGCTACTGCGTCTGGTCCTGCTCCTGAATCGAACTCATTAAAGTATTCGCTAGTAGTAACTCCACCCGCTCCTACTCTGTAATGGATTCTTTCTGAAACCTGGATAACAACACCGTTCCATTCCCCGATTTCTCCGGTGAACAAGTTGTTCTTATCAGTTCTTGGTCCTGCAAGTCTCTGTGCTTGAACCCATCTGTCATCTTCAAGCAACGACTTTTCTTGCAAACGAGAGATAATACAAACGTATTTGCTCTTTCCGTTTACTTTAACTGGGGCAACCTTAGATACCTTAAGAGTTGTTCCTCCATAAGACTCTTCAATTACTTCCCTTGCTTTACGGTGTAAAAACTCAATAACTTTAGTGCTGAAACGAGTCTCTGCACCTTGAGCATCTGCCGAAAAACTATTTGCTGGAAGATTCGCAACGCCTGTAATAAGCGATGTTGCAGTTCCGTCAATTTTACAATACTGGATTATACCAGTAGTAGTGTTCTCTCCAATCGCGTAATAACGATTCTGAGTTGGAACAGCGTCCTTAACTGTAAGGATAGGAGTTCCTGAATTACCTACTCTAGCGGCTCCTGTTTGCTCTGTGTTACCTACAGACGAACCGGCGGATATGAGGTCGTCCTCTATGGCTTCACCCATCCATACACCAAGTCTTTCAAGACCTGATTGTTTAACGTCCATTGCTGAAAGTTGGTTAGTTCCACGTCCTGCTTGTGCGACAGAGTTTCCTCTTTCGTGAACAGTAACTGTGTAGTTGTAGTTCTTCATTGCCTCAGTATTAAAAGTGTTACTTCCATCAACGAAGACGAATCTATCGTTATCTGTAACTCCATTAGTTGTAAGTGGAGCGTCTAGTCTCATTGTAATACTTCCACCCTTACTTGTCGTAAGGTCTTCTACTTTGAGAATTGGTGAACCTTGTTTCTTGTTCATTAGGTTAGTCAACGTCATGTTCGACAAAGCGAACTTGAAAAATGTCTTTGACCATACTTGTTCTGTCAACGGGTCGTTAATATTTTGACCGGTTGAACCTGTTACTGGTGTTGCTGCCATGATTATATTTCCTTATTTTTAATTATATTTTAGTTGTCTATTAGCATAGACTATCAAGGTGACTATTCCAGTCTCCCTGTTCCTCAACTCTATTTACGAAACTAAGTTCCTCTATAGGGTTAACCTGCTTAATAACAGGTTTTTGAGGGGTTGTTGTTATTAATGATTTTAAACTATTCTGTTCTGCTCTCTTTCGGGACAGTGCTGGTCTGTTTAGAATTGCTGCTTCATACATAATTTCAGCAGGGTTTTTACCTAATTTTACAGCGTTGTTAACATCTAACCATTGTCCTTCTGTCAGTGGTATTTTCTGATTTTGAACAAGTTTAGATACATTTTCATAACTTAGGATACCTAATTCTTTTCCATGAGACTTACTGAATGTTTCTCTGGCTTGTGTAACCGCCAATGCTTCATTCTCTTGTTGCTGTTTCAATTCAGTTTGTTGCTTTGCAGCATTCATCTGATTGAAATATTGCAACATCTCGCCTTTAGTAATAGATTCCCCATCACCTATTTCAGGTAAAAAGTCTTCAAGAGTCTGTTCGACTTCTTGAATCTGTTGAGTAGGTGGTGTTATCTGCCCCTGAGTTCTCGCAAACTCATTCTGTTGAGTCATAAACTCTATCTGTTTCGACAGCAATTCGTTTTGCAGTTTTAAATCTCTAGTTTTCTGTCTCTCGTGATAAAGAGGAACTCCAAGATTACCTTTATCAACTTCGTCAGTTTCCTGTTCGAGTTGTTCGGCAGTTACTTCTTGCTCTTCTTCAATACCGAGAAAGTCTTCTAACTCTCTAAGGTCTGCATCTTCTTCTGGAGTTGACTGAACTGGTTGAGGCTCTTGGATTGGAACTTGAACTGGCTGTTGGACCTGCTCTTGAACTACCGGTTGAACTTCTTGAGTTGCTTGAGGTACTGCTTTATCGCCGTATAGGACATTGTCCAAATCGCCGATACTGTCTAACTCTAGTGCCTCTACTTCTCCATACGTGTCTGCTATCAAATCGTCAATGTGACTCTCTTCTTTACCCATGATACTATCTCCTTCTGTTTGCCTTAATATAATTAAGAAAATATAAAATATGCTTTATTTTGGTGAATGATACGTCCATTATCTATAAAATAAGAAAACTTTAGATAACCTACGAAACTTAATTTTTTGGAGAAAATCAGAAAAAACTCTATTTTTTGCGGAAAATAAACCGTCCTTCAAATGAATAAGGCGATGAACTCTGCCTTACATAGTATAGATACAATTCTCATTGCAAATATTTTAATTATTGGTAGTGTTGGTAGCGTTATTAGCAGTGTCTGTAACTAATTTATTCCTACCTTTTACTCTTTCCTGCTCAATCTCGCCCTCATTCTTCATCTTCTGAAGCATCATCTTGCCTTGTAACTCTGCTTTTATAGCATTTGACTGTGCTTCTTGAGCGGCTTGCTGTCTCTGCTGTGCCTTTCTGATAATCTGGTCCTTATTGTGTAAGTTAGATTCTTGTATTAGTTCTTCTGGTCCAATATAACCAGGAGCAATCCTAGAAATTTCGAGCATTGTTTGAAGATTACTGTCCTTAACTGTTGGACTGTAATTACTAAGTGCTATAGTTATTCCATAGCGACCTTTGTATAAATTACCTAATTCATTCATAACTATTTGTTTTGCTAAGAATAGAGTATATTGTTGTTTTTGTTGTAGTAATACTTGATAATCCTGCTCTATCTCTTCTTGAGACTGAGAGGAGTCAGTTGCTTCTGCGGATTTAATAAAGTCTCTCAAAGATGGGAATACTTCTAGATTCATTTTTCTCGCTATTGCCTCTGATGATTCTTTTTCTGCTTTTGCCATAGTATGATTGTCGAACATGTCGTAATCTTCTACAATCTCTTCTACTTCTGACAATGTATAAAGTTCTGTGCTTCTGATGATACCAGTTATAATATTACCAAGTATTTTCATTGAGTAATCAAAGTTATCAAACACACCTGTGTTAGTAGTTATACCCTGTATTTGTCTCTGAGCGTTAAGCGTTCCGCTTTCATTGGCGATAGTTCCACCTAAGTTAGATACGTTAACGCCAGATATAGCATTAATATCAGTATCTGATTGATTTGAAAGTGCCAATATGTCCAATGGAACTGGGTTGGCACCAAACTTTGTAGGTGCTTCATCAGTATAATGGATTATCTGTCCAGGTTCTCCACCAGATATTCGAAGTTTATTCTCTTCGTCTGGGGATAATGAGTTTACTTTAACTGCATATCCTCCATTCGCTGTAGCACCCATAATCTGAACTATATTGCTTCTTAACTTATTCTTCTCTTGTTGAGGGTCAATAAGGTCATCGACTATACCTTCCCATCTGCCATTGTCGAAGTGTGCTCCGAAAGGAGATACAGGTATCATATTCATAGGGTTTAAATAATGGATATCATTTCCATCATCTTTTTTAAATGGTTCTTTTATTCTCTCTATTATCAGACCATTAATAGATTTAACAAGATATAAAACGCTATCGACTCTATCAACAACACTGTAAGTTTCTGGATGCTGAGTAAGTAAATCCTTCATCTTTTCTCTAGGATTTGAAACGTTGATAATTCTATCTGTCATCTCATCTGTATTTATTAAATGGGTTCTTTTCTCGTATTGCTTGATATACGTCCATTGAACCTTGTATCTGTATTGAGTTATGTTTACATACCTCGATTCCTCAGATGTTAAGGCTTTACCACCTGTGCTAGTTCCCACTAAGTCTGGTGTTCCGTCCTTATCTAACGTATTGTCTGTCATAGCAATATTTATCAACTCATTATGTCTCTCCGGATACAATGCTAATACTTCATCTCTATTCATATATTTATGAATGATTAGGTATTTACTGTCAGATAGGTCATATCTTTTAGTAAGAGGGTCAATAATGCAATCTAAAGCATCTACATTCTCTATAAACAAATCACCTGTAAGAGGGTCTTTCTCGTAATCTACATAAAGATGAACGAATGCCCTTCCCTTGACGCAACCTTGTCTAAACCACTCTGAGAATAAATGTTCCCCATTATTCTTAGCGATTGTATCTTTAACTAACTTTGTTTGGATTGACGCTATAGAGTTTGTTGCGTTCTTAACAGGGACAACAGAAATATCTTTACGATTACGTTCCTGGGTTCCGACCAAAAACTCAACTGTATTCTTAATTATGTTGAAAGTAAAGGTAGGTAGTTTCTTATCTGTCCTTGTCTGGAGAGTTCCACTTTCCCACTGGTCACCATTGTAAAAATTGTCTGCCTGTATCGCTCTATTTCTGAAAAATATATCAGAACTCCACCCATCAGTTTCAAACTTTTGAACCAATGCGGCGAGTTCGTCATCGCTAGTGGTCATAATATCAACACTATGTATGTCTCGTATGTCCATTTGTAATCCTTATTTAATTGGCAATGTACGGAGTTATAACTTTTGAAAAGTCATCTGTGCATATACCTACTTTGAGTGCTCTCTTGTGGAGGTTTGGCTCTTTATTAATGTTAAACAGTAATCCGGCCACATTCTTTCTTAAAAAGTCAAGAAGAATCTTCCCTTTAAGTTCTGGTAAATGAGAGATAAGAATCGCAGATTCATCAAAGAACAACTTAAGTGCTTTCAACTCCTCATCTTGTGGGTGATGAGTAGTATATCTGTTTAATTTCCTATTCTTCTTCAAGTTATCAGATGCCTCAATCTTCTTAGAGTTCTTAACTGAACTCTCTCCAATTATCTTTAGCATCTTCTTCATTTCGACCATATCAGATAGAGACTGTTTTCTCATCTCTGCCATCTCTGCTTTAAGTGCCTCAACTTCTGGGTTTGGTGCTGGTGTTACAGTTAGATATGATGTGTGTTTATTATCGTCGAGACCAGCGTTAGAAAACTGAATCATCTCCTGTTCCGGTTGGTCAGTAACTATCTCTTGTTGCTTCTGTAGTTCTTTGTATTCTTTTGTGCGTTTATCGATTTTCTTATCCATTGTTTTATCTCCAAAATAGATGTGTATGTAATTGTTAATACCCCGAAAGATAATTAAATCTCTCAGGGTATTTTATTTATATGTTACTAAGATATATCTGAAAGGATATAGTCAACATAACCACCTTCACACTCCCAATTAGTAATTGTAAATGTAAGTGTATCTGTTGAAACTGCTATACTCATTTCATTTGTTCCGTCTGCTGAATAACCACGATAAACTGTATGGTTTCCAACCACCATGTAATCAAGAACTTCTCCAACACCTGTAATAGTGATGGTATCTGAGTTCTCTTGTGCTGGAAAATACTGTCTATAGACTGTTCCCCAAAGACTACCATGCTGCTCTGGACTAACGTAGACCGTTTCCTCTTCTACATCTTCTATTGTTCCAGTTCCAGCATTTACCATCTGGTCTGTATTCTCAGATGTGAGCATCTTCCATTTATCGCTGTTATCTTCGAATGTTCCTGTTTGAACTCCTGCTACTAGGCATTCCCAAATCTCGTCGTTACGGATGAAGAAGTCCCCTACTGCGTATGTTTTTCCTGTTTGATATGACATATTAATGTCTCCTACGTTAAAATTAATTTTAAATGCGAATGACGCGTCCTGCCCACGCAACCTTCAGTTTGGAAAACTGATACTCTACTAGTTGAGTTACATTCGCTCTATACTGCTTTACATAGTATAGATACAATTCTCGATTAACTATTTATAAACTCAAAACAATACAAAATATAAATATAAATACTTTTAGCATTATATGTCTCCTATTCTCTTATCTTTATCACTTTCTTTTTAGTTACTTTAGATTGAAGGTCATTAAGTGTTTCTTTAAGAATACCCTTCTTATCTTCTGGAACAAATGTCTTAACCATAGTAACGCTATTGACAAGGTCTTTAGTAGCAATATCTTTATCCCTTATCGCTTTGAATAAGAAGAAAATCGCTATTAATAGAACAATAACTCCTATAATCGCTATCAATGTCATATACATAGCGAGAGTTATAATGAGTATCATACAGGTCATAGAGGCAGTTAGTACACCCAAACCAATTATTCTTAACCCGCAAAAAATTAAAACTATTCCCACTCCAATACCGATTACGGTAGGTGTTATCAATACAACTAATTTCTTACTTATCTCGTATTCGGCCAAAGATAAGTCTCCTTTCTCCACCTGTTTAGTGTATGCGTCCCCTATTTTCTTCTCCATCTTTTGCTCTGTATTAGCACATCCACAGATAAATGCTAGAAGTAATACGCCTAGTAATAGTAATTTATTCATTATTTATCTCCATAACTGCGAATCATACTCTTCGCATACTTCTATCTGACATTCTATATTACCTGCTAATTCCCACAACGCTGCCTCTGTATTCCCCCCAACACCTATAATCCCTAGTTCATCGCAGTATGCTACTGTGTCTTCTCCATCTTCGTCTAACTCAAATCGTATAGTTATATCTCCCATCGGTTCTTTTCTCTCTTGTGGGGCAGTTCCCTTATAGATATAACGTTTTTTAAATAATCTTTTTATCCAACCAATCATTATCTATCTCCTTTAATCACAATGACATACCGTCCTAACAATCTCTATATGTACTGACAAACCTTCTAATGCTTCCTCTCTTGTCTCTCCGAAAGCATTTAACCTCTAATATGCCATCTTGTCATATGTACCACCTATTCTATTTCTTCTTTCTAACGCTGCTCTCTGCTTAATCCTATTGTCATCTGGTAATTGCTGGTATGCCCAACATCCCATAACAAAAGCATCTGCTCTGTCTGGTGAGCATTTAAGTCTCTTCTTGGTCTTTGCCTTGTCTTCTATCTTAATCCTACTCTTGGAACTGCTATACTCGTATTTAACTGCCGATAATTGCTTCTTTAAGAACTCGTGTTTAATTCCTATAGGAGGTATCCTACCAAGTGATATCTGCTCTCTTGTATAGAACCATGCTTCTGCTTTAAGGTCTCTAAATCTAGCACTGTCTGTCGCTTTAACTCTTGAATCAAACTTAATAACATTCAGACCTGCTCGTCTTAACCCTCCGAAGACACCATCCCCCAAACCTATATTGTCGACAACTACGTTGTCGCACTTATGCTTAGCAGCGAACTGTAAGACATTTCCTGTAATATAAGTGCTATCTGGTACACTTATCGACACTTCATCAATAATTTCTGAATTGACCATCATGTAAAGGATACACTCATCACCTCCCTCAAGTGCAGGGTCAACGGAGACAACTCTCTTCATATACTTCTGTGCCCTATTGACCTTATCTAATCTCTTTATAGATGATTGTTTGATAACTACTAAATCATCATCTGCTAAGTCTTCACAAAGATACTCTTGTCTATAAAGAAGTCTGCCTATTGTTTTCTCCGCCAAAAGCAATTGCCTCTTACTTAAAAGGCCCGACTCATCAGCAGATAGAGTATCGCAATACCATCTATCATCTTTTATAACATTTCCGTCATCGTCTTCATATACCATATCGTCATCTAGTATCCTTTGATATGTCTCTGAGGCGAAACCAACGCCCTTGGGTGTATAAATGAAGACCGCGTATCCCTCATTATGGTCCAAAATTGGGTATATTACATTTGTCCATATGTCATCTGTAGCATGTTGACTCCATTCATCAATGACACATCCTTCGCAGTTAATACCTCTATGACTTTCTGGCTGGTCTGCTCCATAGAAAGTCAGCACACTTTCATTCCTGAAAGTGACTGTAAGGTCAGACTTATTTAATGTCCATATATCCCCATGTTTCTTCTGTGAAGGTAACATACTCATCATTGTAGGGTCATGTAATACAATATCTTTGGCTGATTTGTACGTAGTAAAGATGAAAGCGTAACGTTTTCCTGGGTTATTAAGGCAAGAATCAATCAATAAGTTAAGGCACATGCTCGTTTTACCATGCCTTCTCGCCCATTTAAGATAGAAAAACCTTTTCTTTTTCGCGAAAAATAACTTCATGAACTTTTTTTGATGCTTATATCTGCCTCTTATGCCTTCTAAAAATAATTTACAAGGGAACATTACTCATCCTCCAAGAAATTAGTTAAACTAGAGGTAATCTCTTCAAGCGTTTGCTCTTCTTCTTCCTCTGGCTCAACATCTATTATAACGTCACTGGCTTCTATTGGGACTACATCAATGATATTAGGGTCATCTAGTACTAATTGCTCCTCTTCTTCATCCTCAAGCAGTAATGTCTTCCAGTCAACTATTTGAAGGGTAAGCCCCCCTGCCATTAAGTTGCCCGCCTTGTCCCAATCGTGCTCTTCTTCAAGCAGTCTTGAGGCAAAACCAGACTTATCGATATTCTTTTCAATGATAAAATACTTTGCTTCGGTCATAATGATATTTTTTACTACAAACCATCTATCAAGCAATTCTATATCTTTTTTATAAAGACCTTTGTTGATATCTGGCTCTAACCAATATATCCAAAGTCCGTGATTTTTATAGAACTCTGCCAAGCGAGGCATTCTTCCAATCTTCCCCTTATTCTCTAAATATTTAAGAGAGCGGTTAATCCAAACTTGAAGAGAGTATTTTTTTATCACTTTCTTAACTTCGGGTGCTCGCCAAATCCATTTATGTCTTTTTGCTATTTCTGTCTCTTTGCTCATTTTATCTCCAAAATTACGCTTTAACTCCTTACGTAGTGTAGATACAATCCTCGTGGTAGGATTTTATCACTTTTTTACTCTTGTTAGATTTTTACTTAACAAAGAGAGAAGTTAGGTAAAATTATTTTTACGGTCAATTCTCATTTAACACTATCTTGCTATTTCGTATCACAAAATCGCCGATATGAGAAATCTTCACATTTTTATTAAAGGAAAAAAAGGATTTGGTCGATAGATGTAGAATACTATAAGTAGTAGTATAAATTATATTTGTATTGTAAAGTGTTTTATAATATGGTATAATAGCAAGATAGCGAGGGGCGTTAGACGCTTCCTCACCTTATAGCGAGGGCAAAAAGGTTCTCGCAGTTAAATGCCTAACGGCAAGGAGTAAGAAAATGAGTAAAATGAGTATGACAGACATGGTAGATGTAATTGAGAGCACAGACGCAGTAGCAGTTGATTTTAAGGACAAAGAGACAGCAGTATGCAGTTATGGCACATTTGATGTCGAAGTCCACACAGACGACCGTGACGGAATGTCTATGTGGATTACATCTATAGGTGGTCAAGAAGCAGAGGGTGATAATGATGACAAGTATATCCTAAGCGAAGAGACAAGAATCATGATGATGAATGAACACTATTCAGAAGGATACCAAGATAATAACTAATTAGAACCGAGAGCCGTAAAATGGTGGCGAAAGCTTCGCCCCATTTTCGTTCTCTACAACAAAGGAGTAAGAAAATGAAAATATGGATTGTAGAAGATAGAGACATGAATTATAGATACGTATTCAGTAGCAAAGCAGGTGCTATAAAATATGTGGAGCAAGTAAAATGCGAAGGCAAAGTCGAAGAGTTTAGGAAGGAAATTATCAGCAATAATTATATAGAATATTTTGACTACGACAGCGAAGAAGTAATCGGAGATTGGATTATACAAAGTTATAAGGTAAATAAGTTTTAATAAAGGAGTAGTACAATGAAAACGAGTATAGCAATAACGATTGACGAAGAGATAAATAAACAACTTGACGATGTAAAAGAAAAGACCCTAGCAGGGAAATCGGCAATAGTGAATAATATTTTAAAGAATCACTTTCAAAAAGAGAGTGGTCAAGATAAGGAGAATTAGAAATGAATATGAAAGGAAAGTTCGGGTTTGGTTTTGATTTAGGTCAAGAAAATACAGAGAGGATAGTTGAGGAGTTAATGGAACTAAAAGATGACGATACATTACCAACAGAGAGATTTAAAGAGTTGAATGCCAAGAAGAGAAAGACAACAGATGACTGGGTTTTTATAGCAGAGGAACTGTCAGAAGCAAATGAAAGTGGCAAATTACATCTATATGAGGAGAATGAATAATGGATACAGTGGAACAAAAATTAGAGCAGGAAATAATTGAGAAGTGCTATAAGTCTGGGAATAGGCAAAATATCCCTGATAGTATTATCTGGGCAAGGCAGACTTTAAATAAAGATACAGAGCAGGAACAAAAAATAGAATACTTATGGTTTTAAAGAAAGGAGACAACTTATGAAGATAAGTAATGGAAACTATCGAAAGATTGAACGTCTAGTGGAGAACGAAGAAGAGTATCGTAAACGGTTGGACATTATAGGAAATAAGAGAGTGAAAGACTTATTATTAGAAGAGAGGCAGATATTATACTTCGTCTTTAACCTTTTAGAATAGTCTTTAGGGGTAATCTTTAATTAGGTTACCCCTTTTTTAGTGTTTATTGAATATTTTCTTCCGCGAAAAATATTGATTAGCACGCTTTAGCGTTGATTAGTGGGACTTTTTAACATATAATGACGATTATAATGCATAACATGATGTAATAAGAGGATGGTATGAAAACAAAAAGACAAATAGAATGGGACAAAGTAGAATATGCTAGGATACAAAATAATAAAAGAATCTATGAGAGAGCATCGAAAAAAGCGTTAGAACCTAAAAAAGAGTTGCCATATAAAGATATTGTCCCAACAGAGGAAGAACTAGAGATTCTCTATCAAGCAGTAGGTATCTATGTAAAATCAGCGAATAAAGGTAGGACTGGATACCCTATAACCTTTGGTGACACTCTAGGAGACGGTTATGAGGGAATGATTAAAACACTTTATACATTCAAACCAGAGTACTGTAAGAACAAAAAAGCGTATCTAATAACTAAAATCAGATATCATCTACTAGACTGTTATCGTTCTCGGTATGGAAGAAATGGACAGAAGTTGTCAGAGTTTAATACGGATAGTCTTGATAGGGAAATAAACTGCAAAGACGATGGCACTGTATCGATGTTAGAAATACTTATATCTAATAACCCTTCATGTGAAGAATTACTTGAAAATGAAGATACATTCGAATACATTGAAAAGTTCTTTAGTCGTATACCTATAGAGAGTTGGGGTATATCTGGAGATGACATCTTCGCCATGCTAATGTTGAGGTATGAGGGTTATTCCGTAAGAGAGATAGCGGAAACATCAGTAATAGATGAGAAAGTGATTCATCAGATTATGTTACAGACTGTCCAACCTTTCTTGAGGCATCTGTCAGAGAAATTCACTGGTGAAGTTCTGGGTAAAATACCAATGAAGTAGATTTTCTTCCGCGAAAAATAAATAATTATAATGCTTTTTCAGCGGAATTATCCTTTAACTGCTGGACATCGTTAAAAACTAGTGTGTACTCAAGGGTGTACTCATTTTTACTATCAAAAACGCAATAGTGTGTACTCAAGGGTGACACGAAATCCAATAGTGTGTACTCAAGGGTGTACTGTAATATAAAAGAGTAATATACAATTCACTAATATAAAAGAATAAAGTAATATAATATATAAGAATACAATAGGAAAATCAGAAATCACTTTGTTAGATTTAACAAATACAGGTGGACAATGGACTACAGAATGAATTGTATATTTCCTTTCTTTCAAAAACAGGTACATTATAACTTATGAACCCAGAAAGATTTATTAAAGTTTTTTAGAGGATTGGTCGATGTAATAATAGAATTGATTAGTGAATGATAATAATGTATTTTATTATTGTTGGAAAATAGAAAGAGGATTATTATGTCTTTTTCTATAAACGTATAAAGCAAAGATTAATTACCTTTGTCATTGGTAGAGTTGGTTAACTTCTAATCCGGCCGACTTTACCACTTATTAACTTATTGGATTAGAGGATATTGAAAAGGATTAGAATTATGGATTTTAAAAAGAGAGTAAAGAATGAGTTGGAAAGTTTGTCAGAGTTTTTAGGACGTTGTGGAAAAGTGGAAGAGCAAGAGAACTTTAAAAGTGATAGAGAGTTTATGTATCATCAGTATAATATCTGTTACCCAGTTTGGGAGAAGAATACAGCAAAGATGTTATCTAAATACTACGTTAATAGGTATGATGATGAATTGAGAAGTGTTAAAGCATCACACGACTCCGGTAAGGCATCTGGTTTCCCACGTGAGACGTTTTATCAATGTATTAGCATGATTGTTGATGAAGATAAGCATTATGCCTCTGGGAAGGCCAGGAGAGTTTCTGATAGGGAGTTGGTATTTGTATTAAAAGCAATCTGCTCCAGAATACTATCTGACAGTAAGAAAGATAAAGAAACGTTCCTTGCTTATAAGTATTTCACTTGCGATGCTACTAAAGATGATTATTTTAAGTACACTGGCAAGATGCCTAACCGTAATAGTATTGGGCATGTCTTTAAAGTTCTTGAAAATTATGGTTTTATCCACCGCAGAAAATTAAATAGAAAAGCAACTAGATTTTTCATTGGAAAGAAAAACCCTTTATATTTGTTAGAGATGTTCCCAGATATTGTTGAGAATGATGTACAAGAACTTTCTGTTCCGCGAAAAATTAAACAATTAGAAAAAATGGTAGAGATGTTTAAAAGTAATCTTGAACCTTGTTTAAATTAAGGAGATGATTATGGATAAATTATTACCAGAACAAAGAGTTGTTTTAGATGTTGATTTTAAACTGTTAGAAGAGACGAAGATAAAAAGAACTCTTAAAGAAAGAAAGCAGTGGTATAATGGAACCTATTTACATTCTGTGCATTGGTTAACATTGAGAAGAACTATAATCCAAGACAGCGATAAGACTTGTGAAATATGTAATAGGACTAGCAGACGCAGGGAAGTATATCAAGTTCATCATGTCAATTATGATAACTTGTGTATGGAGTTAAGGAAGGATGTAATGTTGTGTTGTTGGAAATGTCATTCAAAAAAACATAATAAATATAAGGAGAATGGATAATGAAAGAAGAAATGACTGCTAATAGAAAAAAAGAATTAGAAGAATCTAACAGAAAAAGAAAATCTATGGAGAGCAGGTTGTCATCATTGACAAATGCAGAAAGAGAAGATTTTTTCCGAGTAGATAAAAAATATTTGAGGACATTGAGACATGGACAAACAAACTTATAAATCTTTATTGGTAAACTGGGAAAAACCCGTATACCAGAATATAGATAAAAAGAAAATGGATGACACACTAGAATATATCCATCTTCTACAAGATAGGAAAGTGGTTGATTTCGGTTCAAATGCTGGTATTATTACCTATGATATCGCTAAATATGCTAAGGAGTTTGTCGGGGTCGAGTATGACCCTCATTTTTACAAGCAGTCATTGGACACATTGAAACATATAAAGACTACAGGCAAATTTGTTAATCAAAGTGTTGGAGATTTTATTAAGACTACGGATTTTGATTACGATGCGATATTTGCATCTTGTATCTTATATCATTTAAAAACTGATGAAATAGATTTAATTAGGGACGAGATGCTACCTAAATGTGAGATAGTGTTATTCATATCTAGAGAAGACAAAAAGAAGAAGTCAAATAATCCTTATGATTTGGGTAAATGGAAAAATATTAGAGATTTCTTGTTAGGTGCCGGTATGGATGTTGAGGTTCATAATGCTGATTCTAATTGGGTGTCAGTCATAGGTAGGAAAAAATAATATTATTTCCGCGAAAAAATAAAGGTATCGGCAAATAATAGTCGAATAGTAATATATAATGATAATTAAAACAGGAGATTTAAAATGTTTGGATTTGGAATGCCTAAACCAGAAAGTTTAAATGATATGCACAAAAGATATATGAAAAGAAGGGAAGAGGAAAAGAGAGAGAAGAGGGTGCGAGATTTAACTATGGAAAACTTAGAACTTGAAAATAAATATCTCAAGACATCTTTTAAACCTAATCTCCCTCAAGCACCTCTTCCGAAAGAAATAGAAGAAGTATTTAAGAGACTTAGGGAAAGTGCGATTGAGGTATCGGGAGTAGGGCAAATAACATCTTATAGAGAATCAATGACTCTCGAAGATATAGGTAACAAGTTAGATATAATTATAAATAAATTAGGAGAAAGAGAATAAATAATAACAAAGGTTTTTATTCGGAAGTTGTCGAATAGTATGTATAACGATAGATAAGGAATAAGAATAAAAGAAGTAATGATAGTACGTGACAGGTACACGTTAAGCGGTTCTGGATATTTATATCGGTGGAACTGTAGGTAATTGAGATATTAGGCATATGACTATATTGATAACCTTGGAAGGTTCGAATCCTCCCTATCATTTTAATAATAATTAATTAAGGAGATATAAAATGAGTTTAGGAGATTGCAGAAAAATACTTAAGAAAGACGAGATATATACATGTGGTGAATGTGGGGAAGAGACTACCCCAGAAACTAAATATGTAATATATAATGATAAAGACTTACCGATGTGTTATAAGTGCAGTTCGGCAGAGTTTTATTTGTGGAGATTGGAGAATATGTGGTCAAGAGAGGATTGGGACTTAAAAATAAAAGAAATCGAGAAAGAAAATAAATAATAACAAAGGTTTTATTTGACAAGTGTCGAATAAATATATATAATGGATAAAGAATAGTATTTAATTTTGGAGCAGTACCGGGAAATATTGTAAGTTATAGAGAATCAATGACTCTCGAAGATATAGGTAACAAGTTAGATATAATTATAAAAAAATTAGGAGAATAATGGAAAAGATTAAAAACGAACCATTACCAGGTAGTAAAACTTGCTTCATCGGAATAGATGTTGGTTTTACAGGTGGACTAACTATACTTAATGAATATTTCAGCGAGACTTTTCCTTTTCCTATTATAGTCGAGAAAGATAGTAAAGGTAAGAACAGAAAACGATTAAATGTTAATCAACTGATATTTCAATTTGAGAATATCATACCATGCAATAGTGTCTGTGTGCTCGAACAACAGCAATCTCGTCCTAAACAGGGGGTTTCATCTGTATTCTCTCTAGGAAGGCAATATGGACAACTGGAGATGCTTATGACGCATCTCTGCGGAACGCCTCCTCACATTGTGTCCCCAGTGAAATGGAAGAAGTTTTATCCAGAGTTATTAACAGATAATATAAAAGAATTAAAAAAAGAAAAGAAGGAATCCAAAGATAAAAAAGAGAAATCTAAATTGGATTATCAGATAAAGAAACATATGAAACAAGCGAGTATAGATTTGGCGAATGAAATATTAAATAATAACTATAGACATGAGATTAGTTGTGGAGGGGTAGACTCTATTCTTGAACCTAACTTTTTTACGAATAAGGAAGATGGACTTGCAGAATCTTTTCTTATCGCTTTTTATGGATATAAAAACTTAATTTATAAGGGATAGAATAATATGAAAGAAAAATTAGAGAAAATGAAAAAGAGTTTAGATAGAATATCAAAAGGCATGAAAACTTTAGAAAAAGGTAACGATAAGATGAAAAAATCTTTGAAGGAACTAGACCAAAGTCAGGAAGATATGCAGGATATGCAGTTTGAAATTATGAATAGTAATGGAAGGTTAATGATAGGGCAAGACGATATTAAAGATGCTTTAAAGGAATTAGAGGGAGCATTAAAAGATAAGGGACTAATAAAAGAATAATCTGGATTGGGGAATCATGGATGCAAAAGAGAAGAAACTATGGGATAGATATAAAAAGTCTCTTGATAAGACAGAGTTGGTAGAGTTTTACTTTAACCTTATCGAGAGAGTATCGAACAGTGTGTGTCAAAAATACTCTAATGCAGTAGCAGAAGACTACGTTTCTTTTGGGTGGGAAGGTCTCGAAGACGCTATAGACCGGTTTGATGAGTCGTATGGGGTTCCTTTTAAAACATTCGCAGGTAAATGTATCATGTGGGACATTACTAACGCCATAAAGAAGGAGTTGAAGATGTATTATGCTGATAAAATTGTCTTTATTCCTTTAGATTTAAGTATTGAAGATGATATGACAGTAGGAGATTTAATTCCTTCCCGCGAAAATAATGAAGATATGGTAGATTTTGCAGATTTCTTTTCAAGTTGTATTAAAGATATGTCGATTAAACACCAGAAGATAGCAATCAATAAGTTCTTAAAGCGTATGACAGCAGAACAGATAGCAGAGAATATGGGAATAAATATAAAAGGAGTTGAGTCTGCTTTGTATCAGGTTATAATTCCAACGATAAAAAAAAGATATGAAAAATTAATAAAATAAAAAGAAGGATAATTTCGGAAATTACCGAATACTATAAATAGGAGAATCAAATGAACATAAAACAGATACATGCAGACAAGAATAGACGAGCAAGGCATATGGCAAAATACGAGATAGTCGCTAAAGAAAAAACAGAGCGAGCGTCGAAGACACTGAGGACTAGAAATAAGATTGGTAGGAATCTACCATGTCCATGTGGCAAAATGAAAGAAGATAAACCGACTGAAAGACTAAAATATAAAAATTGTTGTGGAGGATAGAGAAATGTTTGAGGCATTTTTATTGGGTTGCGTAGTTATATTATTTTTAACAATTTAGAAAAGGAGAAAACGGAATGAAGTTAAATGAATTAGAAAAAGAACAGATAGCAAAAGAATATGTAGAGACGGGTAAAAGGATTTGGGATGAAGCGACTGATTTATCTGTAGCAAGACTAGACGGTAGATTTCTATGTCTATTGTCAGCAGAATATTATAACGATATAGTTATTCCTACAGAGATACAAAGAAAGATTAATAATTTAGAGGAAGAAAGACCAGATATCATGGAGGAACAAGGTAGAGGGCATTTGGCAATACCTGCGAATATTAAAGGTTATGCCGCCGAGGTCGCAACTGCTAACTTTTTAAAAGTTCCTTATGATATAGAAACATTCTTAAATAAAACTAACAAAGGTTTCGATTACATATATAATGGACTAAGAGTGGATTGTAAAAATAAGATTGGTTACTATCACGATTATAATAATATCTGTGCTTCAAAGAAACCTGGAGATTGTGATGTCTATGTATTTTGTAAATTGATAGGTAAATTAGGTATCAATTTAGTCTTCGAGTTCACTGGACTCATATCATCAGTCGAAGCGATTACAAAGGAAAATTATAAAAATAACAAAGAAGGTTACATAATCGAGAAATCGATTCAGAAACAATTTAAACATTTAGAAAAATATAAAACAAATTAATTTAAAGGAGAATAGTAAAATGAAAAACAAAGACAAGATGAGCAAACTATTGCATGAGTTTATTGCAAAAGGAATCGAAATTATCGAAGAACTTAAAAACGATACGAACGATGAGGGGGCAACAGAGGTGTTAGATATGTCACAAGAAGGTATAGACCAGAGACGTAAAAATAAACTAAACAAGGAGAGTAAATAGAATGGAAAAAACAGAAAAAACAATGACGGATTTAGTAATAGGAGATTTAGTTTCGGCGAATTGTTCAATGGACACCATGTGGGGAGAGGCACACGAAAGGGCAAAGGAATACGTAGAGAAAGAGATTGCCTCTGCCGTAGAAAAAGAGATTAAGAAATTGAATGGCTTTATCGCAGAAGTATCGAGTAGGATTAAGGAAGAAGTAGATAACGCTCGTCTTACTCCAGCAGGAAGAGAAGGGGATATGTGGGCATCTATAGCAGCATATGAAATTTACAAAAAGTTAGTAAAGGAGATTAAATAATGGAAAAAACAAGTATAAAAACATTAGAAGGTCTAGTAACATTTCATGAATACGCTGTAGATAAAGCGAAAGAAGATTTGAAGATAGCAGAGAAGATGTTGTCGGATAAAAAACAGAGTGAATACAATAAACAGTTAAACGTATTGTTAATAAAGGAAAATGACAGACTTAAAAAGGAGAGTAACCAAAGACTTATACTGGAAGCATCTATTGGTAATCTAGGAGAATATACTGGCTGTATTGTAGGTGGAGAAAAGAAATGCGAGCATAAAAGAGTTAGAGTAGATTTGGGAGGTATATACCAATTGCATTCAGCAGATGTTGGCAGAGTCCTTGAATTAAATTCTCTACAAATGGCATTTGGTCATTGTGAAGAATGTGGAGATGTGCTTATGTTAGGCACTCTCAAGAATAAATGGCAAAAAATAGTTTTAGTATCAGGAGAAAAATAATGGAAAAACATATAATAAACATGAACGAAACGTATCGTAAGATGTATAAATATTTGGTAACTATGGAGGGGCAGAAAACAGAAGCAATCGCTAACGTTGAAAAACTTAATAATGAATTGGACGAATTATCTACTCAGATAAAGGGGCTTCAACGGACCCGCGATATAAAAGAGAGTGAGTTGAAAAATGATTTAGAGTTTTTAAAAGACATTTCTACGGCAACGTTTGAAGACATATCTCTTACTTGGGAGGATTAATATAATGACAATTAAAGAATTAATTATACAAGAATACAGAGATGATTTTATTTATTCACCACCTAGATTTACAGGTGAGGAAGCAGACCAAGTCAAAGTAGAAGTAGACGAGTTTAAGGAGGTTCTGGATACAATTTCTACTGAAACAATCCTAAAGGAAACACCTAATAGAGACTACGTTCCCAACATGAGATTTTGTTTTATCTATGAGGTAGCACAGGAATTGGTAGCAGAAAAAGCAGGATGGGAAAAGATAACCAACTTCGTTTATAAACTAGAGGAGACTGAATAATGAAAGATGAAAATAAATTAGATGGTATAGACGCAGACTTTATCATAGAAGATGAGATGAAACTGGAGGATGTAGATGTAGATTATATTATAGAGAATCAAAATAGATGGACACAATTTGAGTTGGACGCTATAAAGATAAAGCATCAGATTTTTCCGCCGACATTATCTAATCTTAAAGAGTATAAAGATTTGGTAGAACAGGTCAAAAAACTTGAGGGTAAGAAAGATATCATCAATTGTCTATGGTCGAGAGCACTAAAGGAGTCGTTGATAACTTTCGAGACAACTCATGATGAAATAAATTGGGAGACGGAAGAACAAAGAGAAGAGAGAGAAGGCAAGTTATACTACAAGGGGCAAAGAGTCGTAATGGACTATGGAAGTTTTAAACTCGAAGAGGAAGTCGAAGAGGTGAACTAATGGACTGGGATGACATCATTGCTTATATGCCATTAATCCGTAAGAAAGCGATAGCGAGGATTAAGGAGATAAAGAAACAGGACTCTGCCGTAGATGTAGATGACGTAGTTATGGAATGCGTAATACATTGCTATAACCATAGAGATAGATACGACCCTGAAAGAGGTGGTGTTGGAACGTTTATTAGATTAAAAACTAATCAACAGTTATTTAAGATATTAAGTAAATTGAATAATGCTAATAATGCTAGGCAGAAATATATCTGCGAACACTATCTAACAGTCCATGATGTAAATGAATTGGAAAATAAGAATCCGGAAGATTTTTATACCGGAGATTACATAGAGAATCAAGAATAATAATTTTAAGGAGACATAAGAATGTCAAAAAAGAAAACAGTTAAGAAGGCAAAAGAACAAATCAAAGAGATTAAGAAAGAGGTTAAGGATATTCCAGTAGCACAGAAGGATGTTCAGGTTACAAGACCTCAGTTGCTGACGAGAGAAAAGATAAGACTAGAACATATCTACGGTAGGTCTCAACTAGCGATGGAAACTATGCAAGTAAAAGCACGACAACTTGCAGATGATATGGCAGAAGTAAGAAATCAGATAGCAAAGATAGATAACGAATTAAATAGTTTGTAAAGTAACTTGAAAAGTGGTTCTAAATAGAGTATAATAACTTTACATATTCATTAATGCTTCACTTTTTTATTGGAAAAGAAGTGGTCTAGAAATAGATTGCTTCTTTTTTCGCGTAAAAAAGGTGACATCAGTCCTCTACAGGATTTTGCTGATGCCACTCAAGGAGATAATCTTTGCAATTAAGCAAAGTGGTTTCAGTGCCAACGCTTCACTTCTTTAGATGCTTTATCGAAACCCTTAGTTATTATCTGCGTTATTAACTTCTTACACAAAGGGGCAGATACTGTCGCAATTACCCCAAATATAAATGCAAAAATTACTTCTAACATTATTTACCTCTCTCCATTTTATTAATTTCTATCTTACCTAGTTCGTAATATAATTTGTTGATATTTAATTCATCTGTATCTTGCCTATTAGATAATACCGCTACTCTCGTAGAGATAATACCTATATCTTTTTGGCAATCTTTTGTTGATTTGATTACTTCTCTTTTTAGTTCTTGTATTGATTCTTGAATACTAGAAAGAACGACTGTATGCTCTTCCATTTTTTTATCTCTCTGTTCATAGAGTTTAGTAGTGACCATATTCTTCTCGATATAGTCAATTCTTTCTTTATTGTTTGATTCTCTATTCCATAGAACACCAGCCCAGAATATACTACCTATTAGTGCTGTTCCTACAGAAACCCATATTGCTTTTTTTATTGTTGAAAAAACGCTCACGATAATCTCCTTTGATTTGCATGTTGTCTTGTTGTATTACTTACGTCTTGAGGTTCTTCCTTGACTCTTACTGCTCCTGCTACTTCTTCCACCTTTACTACTCCTGCTACTTCTTCCTCCTCCACTAGTTCTTCTAGATGACCTGCCACTTCCACTGCCTCTACTACTTCTTCCGCCTTTGCTCTTACTCGGGGTTTTATCCCCATCTAAAAACCCCTGACGCTTTAATATCTTTTCAGCATCTTTCAGGTCTACCCCATTAAATAAGAAGAAGATATCTATCCAATCATAAAGATATTCGAATGTCTTTTCTGGCGTCTCTGTCCCCAACTTAACGGATTTATTCCAAGCCTTATTAACTACCCCGAATGCAGGTACACCGGCAATCTCTCTTCTTAATTTAGCATCTATCTTTTTATCTTCTGGAAGCAAGAATGTATCTATCCCTTTATTTGCTAATGGTTGTAAGATATTTCCGATAATAGGTACGAGAGCAAATATGCTAGTTAATGAATTAACTATAGTTTTCATTTCCTCAATATCATCTGGGTCTTTCAACTCTCTTAATACTTGGTTAAACATGTCTTTAAATGCAGATGTTATCATTATTGATGATGCTATAAGAATAAAGTTTTTTATTTTATTCACAAGAGGTTGAACGTTTTTATATTTAGTAGTTTTTCTAGCATCGTACCTCGCCCTCCCGAATGTGTCTTGAACCATAGATACAACGGTATTCCAATAACTTCTAAATGGATACATTATAGAAACGGCAGCAGTATTTCCTGAAGTGTTCTGTGTCTTATTAGTATTGTCGTAGTTCGGCTGCGTAGAGTTCCATGCATAATGACTTCTTAAATCTACGAAGTCCCAGTATGCGTCAGAACCTATTTTAACATCCTCGATTTTTATTTGATTGCCATCTTTATCTTTGATATAACCATATTCATCCATCGACTCCCAGAAATCAATAGCGGCAGGATTGGAAAGTTTAAGTATGCCATTATTCATAACGTGCTTAACCTCATTTTTTGCCATTCCCCAACCATTGGACAACGCTTGCCCATCAGCAGTTCTTAATCCTCCACTAGCCTTATCGAAGCCCTTTCTCTTACCTGTCAGTTGACCCTTTAACGATTTAGCAGACTGCTCTGCAAGTTCCATATTAATGTTCCCGACTCTATCTCTAACGAAGAATGTCGAAGAATACTTAGTCATTTCTGTAAGATTTTTATTGATAGTTTTATTAACTGTCTTATCAACGATATTACTAAAGAATGTTTTTATCGCTCCTGTATATGGAATGCTTTTTAATCCTATAGTATCAGCGACACTACTCGTTACCTTACCACCTATTCTAAGAGGGACAATAGCCATATTTTTAGTAACTCTACCGGCTGTTTGCACCCCTCCTAGGACCGACCTAGCCACAGGTATCTTTTGAATCCATCTTAAAGGGTTATATTTGCTTTGGTATGAGAATGCTTCTCTATCGTACACTGTCCCGTAGTTCATAGTAGATGCTGATTGCATTAGGATAACCCCAGGATTACCAACTAATATCGCCGAGACTCCGACGTTTCTTATATACTTTAGTATATGTTCCGAAGTGGAATATGAACCGCTTCTTGCGGCATCATTCATAATAGTGACAAATGCTTTTAACTCTTTATCGTATTTATTCTTATCGATTAAATCTTGAAACGATTGTAATGAAGTGATAGCGGATGCTTGACGTATGGGAATAGCGAGTCCAATATAATCTGCTATTGCGTTCGACTCTGCAAAGAAACGAACGACGCTATCTCTAACTATTAATGCACCGTCACCACCTGTTCTAGGGATAAGTCTACCTTGTCTTTCAAATATATTGATATTAACAGGCTGTGTTGCTATTTTATCATTGGTAAATACCTCTAGATGCCAATAGTTAGGTTCCTTAGCGACCTCGAAACCATCGATACCCATAGACACTTTGTTTATTCTTGGTTTTAATGTGCTGTCACTTATGCTCCTAAATATCTTTTTTAAAGATTTAGTTGTTTTATTCCCCTCTACCATATCCTCTAACATTTGTATATCAGCGACGCTTAATGGGGGAATCGTAACTGGTTTTAATCCAGCAGTTCTCTTAAGACCTGCTACAAAACCAATACTTGATGTAGGGTATTTTTTAAAACCAAAGTTCTTAAGATGTGCCTCACCTTCTTCTTGTAATGAGGCCATATGTAAATCTAGTATCTCTGCCAATGATAACCTTACAGACCTTCCGCTCTCAAAGGTTATTTTCTCTCCTCTCATGAGTTGAAGTTTGACAAACTTGTTAATTGCCGCGGTCCCAACATCAGTGACAGACAAGTCGTGACCAATAGCATCGGATATATTTTTGATATCTCTTTCAGATATGTTATATTTTTTCATCTGTTTGGTAAAATCATTAGTGACATCCATAATCACATCATTTGCTGTCGCTCGTCCATCTGTAAATCCCATACCTAAAATATTATAAATAGGACCCCTAAAATCACGACCTCCTAAAGTTCTAGCGAGGT